GCGGCTACTCGACTGGCACAAGCACGACGTGATCGAGCCGCTCTACGGGTGGCGAACTGATGACGGGCTGCGACGGTATCGGCTCGCCTACCTAGAGGTGCCCAAAAAAAATGGCGTCTTGGCCCCGGCGGCTGGATGCCGTGGGGGCCAAGACGACAAGGCAAATCGACGCTCCTGTCAGCACTCTCAATCTGGCATCTCCTCATGGAGGGAGAAGGCGAGCTCGGGTGCATCGCGGCGAAGGACCGCAATCAAGCGGCAATCATCTTCGACGAGACCGCCGCGATGGTGAAGCGGTCGCCGGAACTGGCGGCGTCGCTTGAGGTCGTCGATTCTCGGAAGACGATCGTCTGCATGGGCACCGGGTCGTCGATGCGTGTGATCTCGCGTGACGCCGGTGCGGCCGAGGGACCGTCCTACTCGTTCGTTTTCTGTGACGAGCTCCACGCGTGGCCCGACCGCAGGCTATTCGAGGCACTCCGCTACTCGGGTCGCTCCAGGCGTGAGCCGCTGCTCTGCACGATCACGACGGCCGGTGACCGGCGCGACACGATCTGCTGGGAACAGCACGAATACGCCGAGCAGGTGATCGCAGATCCGAACTATGACCCGAGGTTCTATGGCCGAATTTACGGCGCGAAAACGGACGGGTCGGAGGACTACTTCGATCCGGCGACGTGGCGTCGATGCAACCCCGGCATGGGGATCACGATGACCGAGGAGGCGTTCGCGGCGGATGCCCGCGAGGCGAAGAACAAGGCCACAAAATTGAATGGCTGGCTCAGGTATTCCTTGGGAGTTTGGACCGAGTCAACGAATAGGTGGCTGGACCCTGACAAGTGGGCCGCATGTGCCAGCGGTCCACGCGAGCCGTTCGCCGGTCGAAAGTGCATCATCGGCATGGACTTGTCGAAGACCACCGACCTCTCCGCGATGGTCGCCTTGTACCCGTGCGAGGGCGACGAGTTCGAGGTCGATGCGATGTTTTGGGCTCCACGCGACTTGATCATGGAGCGGGAGAAAACCGACCGTCAGCCGTTCGCCCACTGGGTGAACTCGGGGTACATCACGGCGACCGATGGGAACATCATCGACCACTCGAAGATCCGCGAGTACGTGCTGGAGTATGCGAAAACCCACGAGGTGGAGCACGTCTACATGGACTTGACCGGGGCGGTGCAACTCGCCGTGGAACTGCAAGGGGCGGGGCTGCGCGTGTCAGGATGGAGCCAAGGTTTTCGCGGGATGTCGTCGCCGACGCGCCGTCTGGAGTCGCTCGTGTTGCAGCAGCGACTGCGGCACGGCGGCAACCCGGTGCTCTCGTGGATGGCCGCGAACGTGACAGTGGAGACGAACGCGTACGAAGACGTGCGGCCGGTGAAGAAGAAAAGCACGGGACGCATCGACGGCATCGTGGCTCTCATCTTCGCCCTCGGCGGTTGGGAGTCTGACCAGATCACGAACAAGCCTGGAGCCGAACCCTCCATCCTCTTCCTATGATCGCCCCATCCGACCGCATCCTCTGGCTCCCGACCTCCGAGTACGAGTCCCGCAACTGGGACTACGAGTCGGGCGGCTACGGCGGCAACCGCAACCCGTCGGGCGTGCGGATCGACCCTGAGACGGCGCTCCGCTCAACGGTCGTCCTCGCGTGCGTCCGCGTGCTCTCGTCCAGCGTGGCCGGGCTCCCGCTGCATCTCTACCGTCGGCTGCCCAATGGCGGGAAGGAGATCGCTCGCGAGCTGCCGCTGTACCGCATCCTCCACGAGCGGCCGAACGGCTGGCAGACCTCCTATGAGTGGCGAGAGCAGATCATGCTCCACCTGCTCACACATGGGCAGGCGTTCGTCGAGATCGCCGGTGCCGGTCCTGCGACGCAGTTGATCGTGCTGCACCCGAGCCGAATGCAGGTCGAGCGGATTGAGAACGGCAGGCTCCGGTATCGCTACCGAGAGGATCGCGGCACCGAGACGATCTACTCGCAGGACGCAATCATGCACCTGCGGTGGCTGTCTGACGACGGCGTCAACGGCATGGTGCCGGTCGAGCTTGCCCGCGACGCGATCGGGCTGGCCCGTGCGTGCGAGATTCACGGCGCGTCGTTCTTCGGCAACGGCGCTCGGCCCGGCGTGGTTCTGTCTACGGACAGCACGATCTCAGCCGAGGCGGCCGAGGCGCTTCGCAACGGCTGGGAGCGGATGCACCGTGGCAGCGAGCGGAGTCACCGCACGGCGGTCCTCCAGGGAGGACTGAAGCCGATCGAGCTCGGCGGCGGGAATATGCAGGAGTCGCAGTTTCTGGAGACGCGCCGCTTCGCCGTCGAGGAGTGCGCACGAGTCTGGGGTGTGCCGCCTCATCTGGTCGGCGATCTGTCTCGGTCGTCGTTCTCGAACATCGAGCAGCAGAGCATCGACTTCGTCACGAACGGGCTGATGCCGTGGCTGCGTCGCATCGAGTCTGCGATTGCTCGCGACCTCATCACAGACGACTCGCTGTTCGCGGAATTCGACACGCGAGGGCTGCTTCGTGCCGATGCCGCTGGGCGATCGGCGTATTTCAACACGCTTTGGAATCTCGGCGTCTTGAGCGTCAACGAAATCCGGGCGCTGGAGAACCTGAATCCCGTCGAAGGCGGCGACGTGCGGTTCGTGCAACTCAACATGACCACGCTCGATAAGGCGGCTGCGGCCGAGCCCGAGCCGACGCCGGTCGTCGAAGAGATCGTCGTCGAGGAGCCGGTTACCGACGCTGCGTCATCGACGCCAGAACCCGCCCAGGATGCCACGCCCCAGGTCGCCGAGGTCTCGCTCAACGGTGCCCAGATCACAGGACTCATCGCGATCGTGCAAGCGATCTCCGATGGTCTTGTCACCCGCGAGGGTGCGGCAGCGATGATCGCTGCGTCGTTCCCCTCTATCCCGCCCGCACAGATCGACGCGATCCTCGCAGGGGTGGTCGAGCGTCAACCGCTGCCAGCAGCGGATGCGCAGCCGCAGCCGGTGCCGGTCGTCGAAGACGCCCCCGCGAGGTCGCTCGAAGAGCGAGCCGAGCCCGGCACCGTCGCCGAGGGCGACTACGTTTCGTGGGGCTCGTCTGGAGGGCGAGCTCGTGGACGCATCGACCACGTAATGGACTACGGCACGCTGGACATCCCCGGCACCGACTTCGCGATCGACGCGACCGAGGACGACCCGGCGGCGCTGATCACGGTGTACGAAGAGGTGAGCGGCGGGTGGCAGGCGACCGACACGCAGGTCGGGCACAAGGTGAGCACGCTCACGAAGATCGACCCGCTGCCCGAGCCGCCGCCGGTTGAGGAGCCACGGGCGAAGCCACGGAGGCGGAAGCGTGGCTAAGTACGACCACATCGACTTCAGCCCGCCAAGCGGCGTGCGTGAAGAGGCGGCCCGAGGGCTGGCATGGCGCGACGAGTACGGCCGAGGCGGCACGGCAGTCGGCGTTGCCCGAGCACGCGACCTGTCGAACGGCACGAACATCTCGCCCGAGACGGCGAAGCGGATGGCGAGTTACTTCGCCCGGCACGAGGTGGACAAGCAGGGCGAGGGATGGAGTCCGGGGCAGGACGGCTTCCCGAGCGCGGGTCGGATCGCCTGGGCTCTCTGGGGCGGCGATCCGGGGCAGGCGTGGGCGAGCAAACTGACGCGGCAGATCGAGGCAGCGGACGAGAACGACAGGAGCACGACGATGAACATCGAGCGTCGCAGTCTGGCGATTGACGAGATCGAGTCGGCGGTCCCGCTGCTCGCGGTCGAGAGCCGCAGCGAGGATGACGGCACCGAGCGTGAGTACATCGTCGGCTACGCGGCGAAGTTCGGCGTGCTGTCGTTGGACCTCGGCGACTTCGTCGAGCGGATCGATCCCGGTGCGTTCGGCATCGTCGCCGAGCGTCGCGGGCGGCGGAAGCCGCTGGAGACGCGGGCGCTCTGGAATCACGATGCGAACTACCCGCTCGCGAGGTACCCAGGCACGCTGTCGATGAGCGTGGACGAGATCGGGCTGCGGTATGAGTTCCCGGTGCCCGACACGACGTATGGGCGGGACATCGCGAGCAATATTCGGGCGGGCATCGTCAAGGGCTCGTCGTTCTCGTTCACGGTGCCGAGCGGCGGCGACTCGTGGGCGGTCGAAGATGGTCGCAGTGTGCGGACCATCCAGAGGGTGGATTCTCTGATCGATTTGGGACCAGTCTGCTTCCCGGCATACCCGGATGCCGACGTGACGATTGCCCAGCGGTCCTACGATGCGTTCGTCCTTCGGCGTGACGCCGAGGCTCATCGCCGCATGGCTGCGGCGGCCCGTGCCCGAGAACTCCGCGAGTACCTGACGAAGCATGGCCGCTAGTGGCGACTCGTGCCCGAAGTGCCGGGCCGGTGTGTACGTGATCGCGTCGAGCCAGCGGTCTGGCGACTACCAGACGCGATATCTGCGCTGTCCGAGGTGCGGTGCGACCGACAAGCAGACGCTCCTGGCGGTCGAGGTGCGGCGGCGAAAGTTGTTTACTAACGCTGCCCAGTGACTGGATGGGTGCCGGTCTGGCTCCGTAGGTTCGTGGATAGGTGGCGTGATCGCCGCCGCATCCCGACCACAGGAGTCACGCTCGTGGACAAGATCAAGGCACTGCTCGACGAACTCGCCCAGGTGGTCGCCGAGATGGAGGCGATGAGCGAGGCTCCCGCCGAGGGCGACGCCCCCGCGATGGACGCGGAGGAGGAGTCGTCGCTTCGCTCTCTGTCCGAGCGTGCCGACAAGCTCCGCTCGCAGATCGAGCTGCTGCGTGCCATCGAGGCGAAGAACCTCGAACTGCGTGCCGTGCTGGAGCGTGGTGCCCCGGCGAAGGCGATCGAGAAGGCTGCTGCCGAGGAGGCTCCCGTGGAGAAGCGAACCGTCCCCGCGATCCCTGTGTCGCACGGCCCGCTCAAGGCGTTCCGTTCGGCCGAGTCGGCGTACCGCGCTGGCATGCACCTGCGTGGCTACGTGTTCGGCGACGCCGAGGCCCGTCGGTGGTGCGTCGATCACGGCGTCGAGAGCCGCGCCCAGGCGGGCGGCGTCAACTCGCTCGGCGGCGTCCTGACCTCGCCGGAACTGTCGAACGAGATCATCCGGCTCGTCGAGGAGTACGGCGTGTTCCCGCAGTACGCTCGCCGGGTGCCGATGTCGAGCGACACGCTGAACATCGCCCGTCGCACCGGTGGGCTCGCTGCCCGTCCGGTCGGCGAGAACGCCGAGGTGCTCGCGAGCGACGTGACGTTCGACAACGTCGAGCTCGTCGCGAAGATCTGGGGCGTGGCGAACCGCGTCCCGAACTCGCTGCTCGAAGACTCGGTGATCGACCTCGCGGACCTCATGGCCGACGAGACGGCCCAGGCGTTCGCGGAGGCCGTCGATAATTCGGCGTTCGGTCCTGCCGACGGCGAGAGCACCTATCACGGCGTGGTCAGCATCACGAAGAAAATCGTCAAGGCTGCTCACTCGGCGTCGGTCGTCACCACGACCAACGGCACCGAGGATACCTACGGCGAGCTGACGATGAAGAACTTCACCGACATGGTCGCCAAGCTGCCGACCTATGCTCGGCGGAACGCCCGGTTCTACATCTCGCCGTCTGGCTGGGGCGCTGCGATGCTTCGGCTCGCGATGCTCCCCGGTGGTGCGAGCGGCCCTGGCGGCAACTCGTCCAGCGACGTGGCTGCCGGGTTCGGCGAGCGGTTCCTCGGATACCCTGTCGTGCTCGTCTCGGCGATGCACTCCTCGCTCGATGATTCGAGCGGCGAGGTGGCGTGCCTCTTCGGCGACCTCTCGCAGGCCGCCGTCTACGGTGAGCGTCGGGCCATCCAGATCCGCACGGCGTCCGAGCGGTACATCGAGTACGACCAGACCCTCACGTTCGCCACGACCCGCAACGCGATCGTCGTGCATGACGTGGGCTCCACCACGAAGGCTGGTCCCGTCGTGGCTCTCAAGTTCGGCTGATCCGACTGACTGACTCTCAACCCTCCGAGGAGATCTAGAACGTGAACCATCTCGAAGCCACGAAGTCCGTCGTCGGCCACAGCGAGAATCTGACGGCGGCGCAGACCCACACGCTCGTCATCGACCGTCTCGGCTACGAGTACGTGTCGCTCGACGTGTGCCAGGAGCCGTGGGCGAACGCGGGCTACACGAGCCAGGCGGCGTTCACCGTGCTCAAGCTGGAAGAGTCGGACAACAACTCGTCCTACTCGAGCGTCACCGAGTTCGTCGGCGGCGGCACCGGCGGCTTCACGATCCCGACGCCGAGCGCCACGGCGGGCGACGTGGTCGTGCGGATGGACGTGGACTGCCGGGGCAAGAAGCGCTACCTCAAGGTCACCGCCACGCCCTACACGACCGGCACCGTCTACACGGTCGCCCGGCTCGGCAAGGGCAACGACGGCCCGGTCAGCGCCTCGGCGAAGGGCGTCAACGCCACGGTCAGCGGCTGATCCGGCTTGACACGACCGACACAGTGAGCGGCGGGTGGCGACGAGCCGCCCGCCGTTTCGCTTTGGAGGCTACAGCGTGATCGTGCAGGTCGGCGATACGTCGGTCGAGGTTCGTGCCGAGGCGGTGCTGTCGGCTCCGAGGTTCGGGCCGCTCACGAACGTGTTCGCGTTCATCGAGAGCCTCATGCCGCTGCACATCCGCCCGACGCTCGGGCAGGGTGCGTTCTGGGCACAGGTGCTGACCCGGATGCTCGAGGAGTTCGCCCCGACGACCGAGTACATCATCACGCTGGACTACGACACGTTCGTGACCCGCTCCGACATCGAGCGCCTCTTCGCTATCGCGATGACCTGCCAGTGCGACGCCCTCGCCCCGATCCAAGCGAAACGCGAGGACGGGCGTCCGATGCTCACGCTCCTCGACACGATGGACGACCCGCCCGCTGACGGCAAAACCGAACTGCCGCTGTCGTGGTTTGCCGAGCCGGTTCAGCAGGTGGATACGGCTCATTTCGGCTGCACGGTGATCAGCACCAGGGCGCTCAGGCGAACGCTCAAGCCGTGGTTCCACTCGAAGCCCGACGCCGAGGGCGGCTGGGGCGACGGGCGGATCGATGATGATCTGTGGTTCTGGCGTCAGTTCAAAGCGTCAGGCAATCGCCTCTTCATCACGCCCCGCGTCGTGATCGGTCACGGCGAGTACGTCATCTCGTGGCCGAGCCGGGATTTCACGGGGCCGGTGTTCCAGCACACGACCGCGTGGCAGCGAACAAAGAAGCCGCCCGAAACTGCATGGAGGGTGGGTGAATGACGACAATCAGAGTGCGGATGCTGCGAGCCTACGGATCGTACAGGGCGAACGAGCTCGTCGAGGTAGACGAGGGCTTCGCCGCGAGGCTCTTCGCGTGGGGCTACGCCAAGCGAGAGACACAGCAGTCGCTGATTGAGACGGCAGCGGTGGAGCCGGTCGCGGAGCGGGCAGACGTGACGCCACGACGCAGGGGGCGACGGCATGAATGACGGCAAACGGTACCGATCGCTCAAGGTCGCCACGCAGCCGGTCGTCGAGCCGGTCAGCGTCGCCGACGCCAAGGCTCATCTGCGGATCGACCACAACAGCGACGATTCCTATGTCGCTGCTCTCGTGTCGGCCGCGCGTGAATATTGCGAGGTCTACATGGACGAGACGCTCGTGGACACGCAGTACGTTATGCGGCTCGATGCGTTCCCGGCGGTCATCGAGTTGCCACGCCCGCCGATGAGCCAGACCACCGGTCGCACGGCGGTCTCGATCGTCTACACCGCGAGCGAGGCGGGCAACACGGCTACGCTCTCGACGACCGAGTACCGTGTCGATCGAGACGCGAAGCCCGGCACGCTGCGGACGCTCTACGGCGGCTCGTGGCCGAGCCACCTCCTCGACTACGGCAGCGTCACGGTCACGTGGTGGGGCGGTCGCGGCGACGACGGCAGCAAGGTTTCGCCGAGGGTCAAGGCGGCGATCCTCATGCTCGTCGGCCAGTGGTACGAGCGTCGCATGGCGGCGGATGCCGTGTCGCTCTCCGAGATGCCGTTTGGCGTCAAGCATCTCCTCGACTCCGTGAAGTGGGGATCGTACACATGAACGGACGCATCATCGTCGATTCACAGTTCACCGATACGGCGTCGTCTACCGGCGTGTCTTCGACGAAGGTCGTGGCACTCCAGACCTCGAACGAGTACACGTCGGGCAAGGTCGCCCTGGTCTCTGGCACGTGCGGCACGTCAGCCGTGACGATCACGCTCGCCTCGCCTGGGTACACGGCGGCATCGGGCTCTGCCGTGTCGTTCTCGTCCGTCTCTCGCGTCGTGTTCTCGGCGACCGGCGCGACGCTTGTGAAGTGCGTCGGCGGTGCCACAGGCAAGCCGCTCGTGATGTCGCGTGCCGAGCAGGGTGCTGTCTCCGAGGTCGGTTCGACGGAGACCTCGCTCCAGGTGAGCGTGGATGCAACCGCTGGCACGTCGTCCTACACGCTGGTGATGTATGGCGATTGATCCGGGACGCCTCCGCGAGCGAGTCACGATCCAGAGTGCGACCGAGGCTCGCAACTCGATCGGCGAGGTCGTGCAGACGTGGGGCACGTTCGCCGAAGTGTGGGCGAGCGTGGACGGGCTGTCGGGTCGCGAGGTGCTCCAGTCCGGTCAGCAGCAGACCGAGGTAACGCACCGCGTGCGGATGCGATACGTGACCGGGCTGACGCAGCGAATGCGTCTGTCGTGGCGTGATCGCATCCTCGAGATTACGTCGCTCCTCGAACACAACAACCGCACCGAGCACGAGCTCTTGTGCGTGGAGGATATCGACTGATGGCGACCGCAGGGATCACGATCACCGCCGAGATTGCCGAGCTGCGCGAGTTGCAGGCGGCGATCGGTCGCATCCTAGAGCCGCCCGAAAAGGCTCGCATCATCGAAGAAGCGCTGAAAAAGGCGCTCGCACCAGCGCTGGAGCGTCTGAAGCAAAACACGCCCGAGGGACCGACCGGCAACCTCAAGCGTGCGGCATCGGTGAAAATCGTGCGGTACTCAAAGGACGGCAACGCGGTCGGGCTGCTCGGCTACAAGCGTGCGGGGAAGGGTGCGAGCGAGTCGGCCCAGGGCGGTCGAGTCCGCAAAGGATCGGACCGTGCGTTCCACCAGTTCTGGCTGGAGCAAGGCACAAAAGACACTGTCATCGAC